CGCATCGCGCATGATCGCAACAACTTCAGCTTCATCGAACACACCCGACTGAAGAACGTATCCAACGAGGTTGGTGAAGTCAGTCGAGTCCATGACGACCGGCCAATGATGCGCTCGGTATGCTTCAATGGTCTTGCCAACTGTCACTAGCGTTGCATCATCCGAGGCAAGTAGCGTTACCATATCCTCTTTTGAGACGCGATTGTAGAACGCTTCACCCTTTAGGATGCGCGGGTTGAATGGTCGGTACTGTTCGAGTTCTGCAACCTTGGCATGTAGCGTGGCAATGGTCGCTTTTGCCTCTTGCAACTCTGCCTTCTCTGATTCGACAAATACCCGGTAAGCCGCAAGCACTTCAGCCCGTTTTGGTACGTGGTTGCTTATAACATCAACGATATTCCCCGCTGGGATTCCGTCGATTGTGATGCTGTCAATTGTGGTAAAAACTACGCTCATTTTAAAACCTTATAACCGTTGCCCTGAATGTGCCTGAAGCTGGATCGATTGAGCCACCCGATGAATTATGCATTCTTACCGTGACCGTATTTGCTGCTGTTACACTGGCACAGAAAATTAAACCTGCGTCCAATCCCGCTGGAACTCCAATGAACACGCTGTCGCCTGCAACTGCACCGGTTACAGTGATTGTTAGCGTGTGAGTGTCGTTGCCTGAGATTGAAGGAAAGTCTAGCGTTGCGGTTGCGGATAGGATGTTGGCAACTACTGTGCCGCCACCTACTCGGAGCGTTCCCGATGCTGTTAGGTTGCTGCAAGTTAGCGGAGCATCCGCGCTGTCATCAGCAAGACGGATGTTGATTGCCGTTGCGTTGCGTTTGATGGCGGGAAAATCGCTGGTTAGGCCACCCATTAGTATCTGCGCGACACCTGTAAAGCCATCCAAAAGTACAACACCTGGAGTTCTACGCGACCATCGCGTGTCTGCCATATACACATTACCAGATGTCGAAGTTAAAGTTGATGCCGTTACCGTTCCCGATGCTGTTAGGTTGGTCAGCAGTAGGGAACCTAGAGCGTTGTTGGCTGTTGTGCCCATCTGCCAAACACCAGCAGCGTTCCGGCTAATTGTGGCGTCAACGCTTCCAGCAGTCGAGTCAAGGTTGTTGCAAGCAGCAATTAAAGTTCCAGAACCAATTACAAAATTATCACTGCGCCACAGCGAAATGTTGCTGCGATTGATGCCAGTATTAAAAATCGACAACTGCGAAGTATCAGTTCGAAGAAAAGTATTGGTAGCGAACTGAAGGATGTTCGCTGTTGCTGCTTTTCGCAGGTCAAGCAAGTTAGTCACTGCTAAACTTCCGACAGTCTGCCCACCAGCACTATCAATCAACTCCACCGTCCCACGAGCCAAACGTGCGTCGATTCGGTCAGTCGTCGAGTCTCGAAACAAATCGCCGTTCGCCGCTGTCAGAGCGTTGTATTCGGCAGTTGTTAAGCTGTTAAGGCACAAGCCAACGTGATCGACTCCGGAGAATGATTGCTTGGCGCTAAATACGTTCGCCACGTTTTCCAATGCAACATTAGCCGACAATCGAGCGTCCGAAAGCGTGCCGGACACAAGCAAGCTAGCGTCCGTTGTTGCTGCACCAGCCTCACCCGTTGGGCCTTGCGGTCCCCGTTGGTTCGAATACTCGATTGTGTACTGCGTTTGAGGTTGTACCTGTAGCGTATACGATGTCATGATCGGGTGATCTCCCGGCTCATCAAAACCTTACCCTCTTGGATGCGTTCGGTAAGTCCACCAGGCCGCGTCAATTCGTAATCGTAGTAATACGTCGAAGCCTTGTCCGTCGGCTTTGCTCCAAGCGTTGTGATCGCTGTCGTCGTCGCTTTTGGAACCGTCACGTAGATTCGATCCTCGGTCGTGTTGACGGTAAACGTAAACGAAAAAACAACTGCTGAAGTACGCAGTTCTCCGTCTCGTGCTTTGCCTTCGATCGTGCATCCGGTCAGGTCGTCAGCAACTCCATCTTCGTCGAGAATTTGGAAGTCCTCTGCCCAGTCTGCACCCTGTTCGATGTAGAGATTTCTAACTGCTGCACTCATCGACTGCCCTCATGCTTTCTAGCGAAGTCCGTTCCGTTGTTGTCAATCGAACTCACTCGCTTTTCTAGTACGTCTAGCTTGATTTTCATGACTTCGCAGGAGGTGAATAAAGAATGGCGATCTTCTTCACACTTGTCCGCTTTGCCGTTGATTTCAGTCAGACTTTTTTCAAGCTTACTGATCGCTTGTGCATTCTCCGATTCTCGCATGCGAAACAAGGTAACAACGCCAGTTAAAAGTGTTGACACGATAGCACCTATTCCCGCTAGTACCCACCCTGTAAGACCGTTTGCTTCGCTGCTCATTTCGCTTGCTTGCCTTTCTCGAATGAGTCTCTAGTCAGTGGTCCGTTGACCTCGAATCGAGAACCGTCAGAATCGTAAACCTCAAACCAAGGCCAAAAGCGATCTGATTCAATTTCGGTAAGCACGTCAACAGTCCATCCGACTTGTTCCCATTTGCTTTGCTCTTTAGACTTCCACTGGTTGCAAGGTCCGCAGCTCGCGCCCGAGTGCATGACAATTCGTGGCTTGACTTGTGGTGTGGATTGTTGCGGTTGCTTCTCAGCCTTGAACCTTGCGAAAACATCTCGCAAGTCTTGAACAGCAGCACCAAGTATTTCAACCGTTGCGTTTGTTTCGTCTGTCAACGTGTCAATCTTGGCTTGCGTGATTGCGAGGCGTGCTTTGATTGCCTGGTACTCGTGATTGAGTCCGAGAAGTGCGGCCGCACCGACAGCTATGAGGATAAATGGCATTTGTTTCATGACCTCAGCCTTTCTTTCCACTCAGCAAGATTGAATTTGCGAGGCTTTGGAACTGCCATGTCAGACAGTCCGACCATTTCAGTCCATTGGTGGCGTAGCATCTGCGTTATCGAGTTAGGACTCCACTCCTGCCAACCTGGAACATCTCTCGAACCAAACTGCAAACCCCAGGAGTTGGCAATCCAAACGTACGGGCGGCCCTGCGTATCAGTTCGTTCACTAAGGCACAATCCCGCTATCGCATGCCCGCCACCTCCTGGGGAAAAGCTCTCAACAACTGCCCGGTTCATTCCGTTGCCCCAAGCAATGCCATTGTGAACTCCACCCAAACCAGCACCAAGGAAAACCCTGTAGCCTTCGTAGGTTGTAATCTTGGTGGCCGATCCGACTTTGTGCTTGCTTGCGTTGTCTAGTACCGCTTGGTAGTTCGCCGGTCTTGTGTTGTCGTACCTTGCTGGATACTTCCAAAGATCCTCGATGCAAAGCCCTGTCTGCATGCCTAACTTGACTCCAGCCGAGATTGTGCTTCCGCTGTCGCCGCGAATGCCGCTGATGCGTTGTGCCTCGTAGTAAGCCATAGCACGCGAATACTGAATAATCTCGCCACCGGTTGCAACCGTGTAACACCATTCGAGGATTGACGATAGCGAATGCCCGGCACATGCGCCTTGCTGGTCTTGCGACTCGATTCGGATTAGCTTGCGAGGGTCAAGGCGAATCTCTTGGTAGTCGCCCGCTGAGAAAAGCAAACCCTGAGAAGGCAACGAGTCAAGGAAGTCTCGATCTTCTTCGTTAATCAAGTAGCCTGATTCGCTCATTTGCTAACCTATTTCTTTGCCTGGAGTTTGGAAATAAGCTCGCCAAGTTTATCTTCGACTAAAGCGACAGAAACGATGTCAATGTAAGGCTGAAAGTCCTTGACTCGATTCGCAGAACTCAGGTCGTTGAACTGCTTCAACCTTTGTTCGTCAGTGGCTCCTGCCATCGCTGCAATGGACTTTAGAACTTCCAGTTTGCTCGATCTGTCGGCAAGGTAGCAGGCGTCCAGTGTCTTGCTTGGAGATGCTACCACTGGCACTGGAACAACCGGACCAATTGGCGCACGGTCGGTGGTCCAAAGCATGTAGCCAAGTGCTGCAATAGCGATCCAGGGTAGCCAGTTGACTTGCTTATCACTCATCGAAAAATCCAAATAATTGATAATCAACTGGTAAAGCATTTTTGGGTGCATCCGTCGAAACAAAAGGAGTTGCTGTTTCGGTTTCAGTCTCTTCTACAACGTCAACTATCCCAAGGTCTTCAGCAAATGGCTGCGTGTTTGTTAGGATGTCGTACTCACTAATTCCCATCGTCATCGCTCCAGTTAATCGGCTCACTCATGCTTGCAACCGCACTAGGCTCATCAATCCCGCGATCTTTCCACCATTGCCAAAGTGCCATCGCAAGTTGCAACATCAGCAGGATCGTCGCCGGTGAAAACTTCTGAATCCGTTCGTTCGATTCGAACAACAAACGAGCATCATCGCCCCGTCCATGCGACTTGACCCATGCTTGCCGAGCGATCTCGCGTGCAGCGAGTCGCATGCGCAGCCTAAGCACTTAGCTTCGGTCCTTCGCTACTTCTGAGCGATTCACCAAGAATCCAGCCAACGACAGCAATGGCACTTGTCACAAAGACTTCCTCAGAAAGTCCCCATCCGAACTTCTCATTTAGAACTGGCACAGCGACAACCGCCGCCGCCGCCCAAAATCTTCGCGAGGTTATAAGAGTCTTGACAATCAATGGCATGGGATTTACTCCGCAGTGAATACTGGATATTCGGTTAACTGTAAGACTATCCTTAGGGGGTTACTGGCTAATCGGCTGTTTATTCCAATTCGCCCAAAACCGACAAAACTGTACGCGAATTTTTTAT